TATTTTTGGGTTCCCGAAGGATTTTATATTTTGTGCATGAAGGAGAAATTAATTGGATTCAATATGGATTTGTGCGCATTTAGGACAACCGGAAGCCACTGAGTCTTCGAGAGGGACAAAGTCAAACTTATTCTTTCTCTCGCACTCTGGTTGATGGATAGTGGCTGAATGGCACAGAGGAGAAGGTGGCAACGGAGTTGTCATCAACTTAGCAACTGTGTCAGTGAGTCTGACAACCTCCCGGCGGAGATTGCTCTCGTCGGAAGCAAGGCGAGCTAACTCCCGACGAACATTTTTCCGGGCCATGGATGCAGAATCGTTGGGTATTACCCAAACGAAAAATTGCTTGGCTGTGGTGGAAGTACCACCATTTGTGTAGGTAATTCGTGGCATCAACCCTGAACCATCATTGTCCACCTGATATGTGGAAATTGTGTAATTTTGTGTTGTAGTGCCTGCAGTTGAACTGCCAAGACTGACGAGGTTACGTAATGTTTCTGCTTGAGTGGGGGTTCCCGTTCCAGTCTGGAGCGTGAGAATGGAAAAGCGATCCCCAATGTTCAGGCCGGAAAACTTCATGTAAGTATTCCCGGCTTGCACGCCAATCGTGTTGTAGGCATAGGTCTGGGTAGTGCCGTTGGGTGAGTTTGTGTTATGAAACGTGCCCCCACAGTCAACTTGTGCTGCGGAGACAGAGGTCAAGCTGTCAATCTGAGTGTTCTCCTCAGAAAACTCGATTTCATAATCGAGCATAATGGTACCTAGGGTCAAAGAACCAGCAATGGGGGTCAGAGCAACGACCAGGAACCTGCCCGCGGAATCGAAACGGTCCTCAGTACCTTTTGAATTGGTAAAAAGGACCGCACGATCGCGGGATAGAGCCTGGTAATTGACCTGCATTGGAGCCCACACATTACCTTGGACGTTGATTTTCCTTTCACAACCAATGCGAGCATTTTCGACATTGGGTGAGAAATACTCATTTTCAGGATCTGGATCAATGAACATAACCAGACTGCCCGCCGTAGAGGAGGGCAAAGCGGGAGAATAAGAATACTTCCACTTCCTAATGCGCCATTTGGAATACAGCTTAGACATGATGGCCAATCGCCCTTCGGAAAGAGCATCCAAACGGAGCTCTTGGTTGAGCAAGAGGTCACCAGTAGAGGCTGCACCACTGGTCGCAATAACAGCTGCCTGCTGGGACCCACAGAGAACTGAGGGTTTCCCAGATGACCCACCCTGGGCTGAACTCCTAACTATTCCAGCAGAGGCAGGGGGTGTGACCAATTTTGACACTCCAAAACTGGTTGTACCCCCGCCTGATTTGGCAGTAGAAGTATTCTGACCCTGGACATTGACGGTATTACCATCGAAAAACTTCTTCGACAAACGCGGGCCTTTTCCGGCTTTCTTCTGTGATTTTTGAGGCATGTCGATTGAGGAGGAGGTTAAGAGGCCCAAGATTGGACCGAAAAATGATTCTTAGCTTCGCAGGGCCAAGATCCTGTAGTGATATTTATGACACTCCCACCCCCTTACCAAACCGAACGTGACGGGTGCACGTTTCCACCAAGTTATTAGCCGGGTGGGGCTACGGTTTAAAAATCCGCTTTACTGCGGTTGGAGCTTTGCTAGCTCCGCCTCCATTTGTGCTATCTCACGGAGGATCTCAGCTTCAGTCTTCACAGCAGACTGATGCTGGAGTACCCTTGACATAGGGTCTTTCCCAACAGGAGGAGGTCCAGGTTTCCGCCGATACTCCTTGGTTTTCTTAACCACAGAGGCATCAGGAGTTGCACGCGGTTTTTCTTTGGCGAAGTACATTTTCCTTGCCGGCCTGTTCTTCCACTTCTGAGGCACCTTCTCGATTTGCCCGCCCCTGTGCGGGGCATCGGAGGGCTCACCCCCAGGTCGAGGCATCTTCTGCCTGACTGCCATATTTGATATATCGGCCCACAACGCCTTTCGTGGGGGGGCTCCTGAGGGAGCACTTTCAGTCTGGACAATTGGCATGGGTTCCTCTTTCGCTGGGAGACCAGTAAAGATAGATTTGCACCAATTAATTGTTGGAAAATGCGGAACATTACCAACATTCAGGTGGCGCAAATAGTCATCAATCTGTGGCAACCAGAGAAATTCCTCCCCAAAATCCAAGTCCGAGATGACATAAACCCCATACTTGTCTCTCTGACTGAGGAAATACTTTTCCATCATCGCAAATATCTCCGGATACATATACCCGCCTACCAGGGCATACGCCCGCAACCTTTCCAACTCTTGTCTCCTTTCCCACATTTTTGCGTCTTTAAAGCCAGCAGGAGGTGGGGACCTCTTGTTCGCCCAAAGGGACGCAATAATTTTTTCTGCAGGTAATGCAGGAAAGTAGTGACCATCACGGAAAAAAATTCTCATTCCCAAAAAGAGTGCAGACTCTGGGAAATCAGATTGCGGCACAACCTCATACCAAACCATGGTCTCTTTCTTGAGTTCGAGGCCAAGATCCGACGCTGCAGTAGAAGCACATTCCATGAAGGTAGCCAAAGCCTCCATGGTGTTTTCTTCCGACAAGACCCAGTCTTTCAAACCAACCCACTGATCTTTTACGTTAGCCACCATAAGACTGGCGGCAACTTGATTCAAAAAAGAGGTAATTGGAACACCAGACCTTAAGCCACCTAGGATGTTATAAATGTTCTCCTTGAACACTGCAATAGGTCCCCTAAGGGCCATACGCAGTAAATCAGTGAGAGCATTTTCCCACCCAACTGGGAACTCAGGGTCTGCTCCTGCCTCCAGGGCTGACTGCTTGTAGGCTGCTAAGACTACGGCTTTAACGAGTTTTTCATACTCGGCAGCAAGAGACGCGTCAAGCTGACGGATATCAATCATTGCAAGATAGTACTTACCACGAATCTTCACCATCCAAAAACCGTCATCGGTATAGGCAAGTATCTTGAGCTCTCCTTCCTCCAGGTCAAACATGTGAGTCAAAACTCTATCACAACCACCGTCTGCCCATGACATACCAACAGCCTTAGATGTCGTAACTTTGAAAGTGGGATCAGCACCCTTTAACATCAACAATTTGTCGATATCAGGGCAATGGTCCCCAATCCATTGACACAACATCATCCAGACCATGGAAGGGGCAGCGGGAGGGACATAGTAGGGGCGGATTTTAGTTTCCACCTCACTCAAATGAACTTTCTCATGTTTGTTCTTGAGTTTGAAAAGCCCATGACCAGGACACTCCTCGTAAAACCGCAAGAGGTCGTTTGCTCCATGTTCAGCCCTACAGGCATCCCAATAGGCCATAGCATCTGCCTTGATATAGGCAAACACTGGAACCATCTCGAGACGCCCTTGGCTGTCATCAGGAACTTCGGCCTCCTTTGAAACATCATAAGGAAATCCGGCATCTGCAGCTGCATTGTACCTCAGCTCAGGTAAGCGAGTCTCAAAGGTTTCTTCCTCCAGAGCTGCGAACTCTGAATCAAAAACCAACTCGGAGAGCACTTGAAAAACATGTATATCCTGGAACACATAATTTCTGGGGCGATTAACCCCTTCAATAAATCTCTTAATGAACCCTTCGGGGGGTCCAGAAGCGTACACGTAAGAAGTAGCTGCCTCAATAGCCTGTTTGACCTTCAAATCGGATGTTTCGGCGTAGAGAGCAGAAAGTGGCGCAGCAACGTCACCCCCCACATCATCGACACGACACAACCACTTGTTAGTCAATGCATATATCTCGGTTTTCTTCCCATTCTTCCAAACGGTACACCTCCGCCCCTTCTTAGGGGGGACGGAGAAAGTGTTGTCTGTTCTAGGCATCATCTCAAGATGCTCCATTTTCTTGGCCTCCAAAGCCAAACGCCTAGTGATATCATCGGACTTAGGCATATCCGCTGTGGCTCTCTGCTTCAGAGCCTTAACAATCCCAACAGCCTTCTTAAACGATTGCTGAATCTCAGTTCTCGCTTCATGAACGTGGCCAGTGGGAGTCAAAGCTGAACCTTTGACGCCTCCAACGGGTGCCTTCCTTGCCTTCACTAAAGAC